GGTCGCGTTCCGCCTACGAGCCTGGCCAGGATTCGGTGGCGGAACGCGACCGCGAAGCCTGGGAGGCCGTGGACTCGGGCCGGGTGATGGACTCGGGTCTGCTCTACGACTCGATTGAGGCCCCGCCGAAGGCGCCGCTGACCGTCGACGCCGCACCTGCGGTGATCCGCTCAATCCGCGGGGACGCGTCGTGGCTGAACGTGGACCGCATTGTGAAGTCGATCGCGGACGTTCGGAACCCTCCGAGCCGCTCGCGACGCTTCTGGTACAACATGATCGTCGCCGCAGAGGATGCCTGGATGGCGCCCTACGAGTGGGATGCCTGCAAGGCTGACGCACTCGAGGTCCTGGACGGCGAAGAAGTCGTCCTCTTCTTCGACGGCTCCAAGTCTGACGACGCCACAGCCTTGGCCGGCTGCCGCATGTTGGACGGGCACGTCTTCACCCTGGGGGTCTGGCAGCGCCCGGCGAACTGGAACCTCGACGTGCCGTGGTCGGTCCCGCGGGACGAGGTTGACGGTGTTGTCGAGCGCGCGTTCAACGCCTTCAAAGTGCTGGCGTTCTTCTGCGACCCAGGCTCGGGCCAAGACGAGGACGGCGAACGCTACTGGTATTCCTACCTCGACAAATGGGGTCAGGACCACGGCGCAAAGCTGATCCTGCACGCAGTAACTGCCGGCCCCAAGCAGCACGCAGTGCGCTGGGACATGGGTGCTCCACGCCATCAAGAGGAGTTCACGGACGCGGTTAAGCGCGCGGGCGAGGACATCCTCGAGCGCCGGCTGACCCATGACGGTCACAAGGTGATGCGGACCCACGTTGCGAACGCTCGCCGGCGCACGAACGCTTGGGGGATCACGATCGGCAAGGAACACCGAGAGTCGGCCCGAAAGGTCGACCTCGCCGTCTGCATGATCGGCGCGCGCATGCTCCGCCGGAAGCTCCTCAACAGCAAGCAGTACGGAAAGCGGCCGAAGTCGCGCGGCAAGGGACGGGTGGTGGTGCTGCGGTGACCGTCTCGATTCCTGACCTGCCGCTGGTGACGTTGTCGGATGACGAGCTCGGTCTGATCGGCCTGTTGCGGGCGGATCTTCTGCGGGACCGTTGGGAGCTGAAGCTGCGGGACGCGTATTTCAACGGCGAGCAGCTGGTCCGCGACCTGGGTATCTCCATCCCGCCGCAGCTGCGGGGCCTGCACACGGTGATCGGTTGGCCGCGGGTCGGGGTCGAGTCGCTGGAGGAGCGCCTCGACTTGGAGGCGTTCCGCTGGGCGGACGGCGCTGATTCGTCGGAGCTGACGGAGATCGCCGAGGCGAATGACTTGTTCGACGAGTCGAGCCTCGCGCACCTGGATGCGCTCGTGTACGGCCGCGAGTATCTGGCGGTCGGGACGGGGGACTGCGGGGATGGCTGCCCGCCGCTGATCTCGGCGGAGTCGCCGCTGGACATGACGCTGATGTGGGATGCCCGCCTGCGGATGGGCACGGCCGCACTCCGCGAGTGCGCCGCTGACTCGTTCGTCGAGTCGGGCCCCGAGGAGCGGATGCTGGTCCTCTACCTGCCGGACCAGACGGTGATGGCCATACCGACGGCGTCGGGCGGTTGGGAGGTCGTCGACCGGGACATGCACGGCCTGGGCGTCGTGCCGGTCGTCAGGCTGGCGAACCGGCAGCGGACCGCAGACCGGGTCGGCAAGTCGGAGATCACTCCCGAGGTCATGTCGATCACCGATGCGGCCTGTCGCCGGCTGATGGGCATGGAGGTCGCCGCCGAGTTCTACGGGGCTCCGCAGCGGTACATCCTGGGTGCGTCTGAGTCGGCGTTCCAGGACGCCGATGGCAATGCCAAGTCCGCGTGGGAGACGTACATCGGGCGGGTCCTGGCGTTGGAGCGGGACGAGGACGGTGGCATCCCGAGCGTGGGCCAGTTCGCCGCTCACGATCCGTCTGGCATGACGAAGTTCATCGACCTGTACGCCAGGATCATGGCGTCGCAGATGTCGGTGGCCCCGCACGTGCTGGGCTACAGCAGCGACAACCCGGCATCCGCGGACGCCATTCGGTTCGCCGACAACCGGCAGGTCAAGAAAGCTGAGCGCCGTATCCGCCGGTTCGGGGCCGGTTGGCAACAGGCGATGCGCTTGGCGCTGTGGGTTCGTGACGGGGAGCCGCCGGACAGCACGCGCCGCATCGAGACGGTGTGGCGGAACCCCGCGACCCCGACGGTGGCCGCGCAGGTCGACGCGACCGTCAAGCTCGTCCAGGCAGGTGTCCTGCCCGCAGACTCCGACGTCACGTTGGAGATGGCCGGGTTCACCGAGGGCCAGCGGCAGCGGATTGCCGTGGACCGCCGGCGCTCGTCGGCGGCTGCTACGGGTGGCGGTCTGCTGGATCGCCTGGCTGCGGTGAACGAGCGGTCGACGGCCGCGTTGCCGTCGGCTGCGGAGGTGTCTGGTGGCGACGTCGGTCTCTGACGGGGGCCGGGATGCCGACCGGTACCGTGCAGCGCAGCTCGGCCTGACCCGCCTGCTGGTGCGGGATGTCAGAGGCCTGCGACGGCTGATCATTCCCGCGCGTCTGCGGACCTCGATGCCGGACTGGTTCACCGCCATGCAGGCGGTGGTCGACCAGTACGCGCAGACGTCGGCGGCGTTGGGTGCCGAGTTCTACGACGCCCAACGGGAGGCGGCACGCGTCGCCAGCACGTTCACTGTGCCGGTTTCGGATCCGCCGCCACCGGAGCAGACGGAGGCGAGCCTGCGATGGGCCGCCAAGGATGTCTGGGACCGCGACCCGGACACGGCGACTGAGGCACAGCTTAAGCCGGTCGAGATCCGTCTCGATCAGGCGGAGAAGAGGGCTGAGGCGGTCGCCCAGAAGCTGGTCGCGGATACCGGGCGGTCAACGGTTCTGGGCGCGGTGCGTCGAGACGCGCAGGCGACAGCGTGGGCACGGTCTGCGGCGCTCGGAGCGTGCGCGTTCTGCAAGCTACTGGCGGCCCGCGGGTCGGTGTATGCGCAGGACACGGCTGGTTTCCGGGCGCATGACGGCTGCCACTGTGGCGTCATCCCGGTCTTCCGAGGGCAGAAGTTCGAGCCCTCCCCGCAGGCTTCCGAGTGGGCGCGGTTGTACGAGGAGTACGCCGCCGGCCACTCGGGGAGTCAACTGGCCCGCTTCCGGCGGGCGCTGGCGGAGCACGACTCGAACCCGCTCCCCGGATCTATCTGATCGACGAGGTCGCCCTGGTGGCGGCCCTTCTCATTTCCACAGCCCCTGGAGGGCCGATTCGTCATGCCTGAAGAGACCGAGCAGAGCAGCGAGCAGCAGGAGTCCGGGACCGAGGAGGCCGTCGAGGAGACGACCACCGGCAACGAGGACGGCACCGAGCAGCAGGACGACGCCCAGGAGGCGGAGTCCGGCAGCGACGAGAAGCCGTTCGACCGGAAGCAGGCCGAAGCGAAGATCCGGAAGGCGAACTCGGAGTCGAAGAATCTCCGCGAGCGCCTGAAGAAGGCCGAGGCCGCACAGGTCGAACTGCAGGCCATCAAGGACGCCGAGAAGACGGACACCGAGCGTCTGACGGACAAGCTCGCTGCGGCCGAGGAGCGGATCGCCGCTACTCGCAAGCAGCTGGTGAAGAGCCGCGTGCAGGCTCTCGCCGGCCCCGGGTTCGCGGATCCGGAGGACGCGGTCGGCGCCCTGGATCTCGACTCGTTCATCGACTCTGACGGCGACATCGACGAGGCGGCCATTGAGGCCGACCTTCAGGCGCTTTTGGAGCGCAAGCCGCACTGGGCGCGAGTCCAGCCCCCGGAGGGCCCGCGGCGTCCTGCGCCGGACCGCACTCAGGCGTCCGGCGCCAACAAGACACGCCCCCTCACCCCCGAAGACGAGTTCTCCGGGTGGCTCAAGTCGCAGCTCACGTAGCTGCTGAAAGCGAGAAGTCATGGTGGCCACGGCCCCCCTCAAGCTGTCCGATGTCAACGCCTCACTCCTGCCGCGCACCATCACGGCGCCGATCTTCGAGAAGAGTGTCGAGCAGTCCGCGGTGATGACGCTGGCCCGTCCGGCGCCGCTCGCGATCGACGCGACCACGTCGGTGCCGATCCCGATGGACGTGCCGCAGGCCGACTGGGTCGGCCAGGCGCAGAAGAAGCCGCTGAGCTCGTCTTCGGTCGGCATCAAGCAGATGACGGCGAAGAAACTCGCGGTGCTCATCCCGGTCGCCGAAGAGGTCGCCATGACCAACGCGGGAGGCCTGTACACGCAGCTCCAGCGTGACCTGCCGACCGCGTTCGCCCGCGCCTTCGACCACGCGGCGATCCACGGCCTGACCATGAAGGGCGCGGCCGGCCCGTTCTCCGACTACCTGGCGATGACCACGAACTCGGTGGTTCTCGGCACGTCCTCGCAGAGCACGGGCGGGATCTGGGCCGACCTGGTCAAGGGCATGGAGAAGGTGATCGACGACGACTTCGACTACACGGGGACCGTCGCCGACCACCGCCTGAAGCCGAAGCTGCTGTTGGCGACCGACACCACCGGCCGACCGATCCTGGTCGACACGCAGACCCCGGGCACGAACATGGCGTCCGCCGGCACCCTGATCGGTGAGCCGCTCGCCTACTCGCGTTCGGTGTCGGGCAAGCAGCGCCGCCAGTCGACCAGCTCGGACTCCGGGCTGCGGGCGATCGGCGGCGACTGGTCGCAGGCCGCCTACGGCGTCGGCATGGACATCACCGTGCGGATCTCGAAGGAGGCCACGTACATCGACGAGGACGGCGGCGTCCACTCGGCGTTCCAGGAGAACCTGGTGCTGATCCTCGCGGAGGCCTACTACGGCTACGTGCAGGGCGACGCGTCCGCGTTCGTGAAGTACACCGGCACCCCGGCCTACGGGTCGTGACGGAGGCCCGCGGCGGCGGGAAGAGTGGCCGGGCGATGCAGGTCGTCGCCCGGCTGCACGCCGCCCCGCCCCGGCACAACGCGGGGGCGGAGTGGATGGCCTGGTCGATGTTCCGTGCTCTCGTCGAGCGCGGGCACGATGTCACGGTGTGGCTGTCCAGGTACGGCGAGGACCACGAGCCGTATGAGCTGGACGGCGTGAAGGTGATCCCTCTGGAGTCGCGCCTGGATTTCGCTACGGCTGTCCGTCGGGCGAGTGTCCTGGTGTCGCATCTGGAGAACGTGAAGCCGACGGCGGCCTTGGCCCGCGGGTACGGGAAGCCGTTCGTGGCGATCTGCCACAACACGTTCACGCCGACGTTCAAGGACATGGCGTCCGGCGGGACCGCGCTGGCCGTGTACAACTCGCAATGGATGGCGCGGGAAGCGGACGTCTTCTTCGCGGAGTATCCGAAGACGATCCGCCCCGAGCAGTCGCTGATCATCCGGCCGCCGGTGTTCGCTGAGGACTATGCGACGAAGCCCGGCGACCGGATCACCCTCGTCAACACGAACCCCGACAAGGGTGGCGGGCTGTTCCACGACCTGGCGAAGCGCATGCCGGACCGGGAGTTCCTCGCGGTGATGGGCGCCTACGGCGCGCAGACCGACTACTCGGACCTGCCGAACGTCGAGGTCGTCGAGCAGATGTCGGGCCACGAGATGCGGGAGGCGGTGTACAGCCGCACGAAGGTGCTGCTGATGCCGTCGTTCTACGAGTCGTGGGGCCGTGCTGGCGTGGAAGCGCTCGCGAGCGGCATCCCCGTTCTCGCGCATCCGACGCCCGGCCTGTGCGAGTCGCTGGCCGAGG